CCTCTTTAACTCTCAACGATGGCGACAGCTTAACGCTCGATTTCTCAGCGGCTAATGGTGTGCTTCAACTCGCATAGGTGAGATATGGTTGTTCTAGCAAACCGGGTAAAAGTTGCGACGTCTACAACCGGGACTGGCGCTATTACCTTGGGCGCGGCGGAAAGCGGCTATCAGACTTTCGCTGATGGTGGCGTCTCAGATGGAGATACAGTTCGTTATCTTATAGAAGAGCAAAGCAATTTTGAAATCGGCACTGGCGTATATACCCATAGCGGCACAACGCTCTCAAGAACGGTTTCAGAAAGTAGCAATAGCAATAACGCTATAACGCTCGCTGGCGCGGCTAAGGTTATGATTACCGCGACCGCCGCCGATTTGTTCCTCGATGAAGACTATGGCCTCATTACCGGCACAGTAAACAATTTAGATGATTATGGAGGGCTTAGCTGATGGCGAAGCAAGTACAATTCCGACGCGGCACAACGAGCCAGCATAGTTCGTTCACCGGCGTTGTCGGAGAGATTACAGTTGATACCGATAAGGATACGATTGTCGTCCATGATGGATCAAAGGCTGGTGGTTTTGCGGTTCAAGCATATGCAAATATAGCGGTCACGGTTAGTGGTGGAAAATATTATATTGATGGTTCTCAGCAACTATTAACGCATCTCACGCCGTCGGTTGTTTATCGGTTCGACCAGTCGGAGGGAACAAACTCAGGTCATCCATTTAGACTGAGCACAACGAGCGATGGTACTCATGGCGGCGGCTCAGCTTATACGACTGGTGTAACAACCGTTGGAACAGCCGGAAGCGCTGGAGCTTATGTTGAAGTCATATTAGAGCAAGACGCGCCCGATACGCTGTATTATTATTGCGGCTCGCATAGTGCGATGGGCGGACAGATTGACACAAAAGCAACTGTATCATCTCTCAGCGATCTCGGAGTAAGCGCGACAGCGGCTCAACTTAATCATAGTGTGGGCGTAACAAGCGCAATACAAACGCAGCTAGACGCAAAGCAAGCGGTCGTAACAAACGTATCCGACACAGAGATCGGCTATTTAGACGGCGTGACAAGCGCAATCCAGACGCAGCTTAATGCAAAAGTAGGCGCTACTTATACCGGCGACGTTGATATAACAGGAGAGCTACTCGTTGACAGCTACAACGAGACATACGCGGCGGTTACTTCTAGCTCTAACGCTACGACAATAAACTGTGAAGCTGGGAACGCTTTCAGTCATACGCTGACAGAAAACACCACGTTTACTTTTAGCAATCCCCCGGCCAGCGGAACGGCGTTTTCTTTTAGTCTAGAGATTATCCAGGATGGTTCGGCGAGCGGCTTTACTGTTACTTGGCCGTCCAGCGTTGACTACCCAAGCGCAACAGCGCCAACGCTAACGGCAACAGCAAATGCCAAGGATCTTTTTGTTTTCTACACTCGAGACGGTGGGACTAACTGGCTAGGATTTACGGCAGGTCAAGCGTTAGGATAAACGGATGAGCACGAAGAAAAAGCTATTACTCGGGGCGGCAGGAGCTGCGGCGGCAGGGGGTGCAGGGCTTGATGTGGATGAGGTGTTTTCCACAACCCTATATGACGGATCAAGTTCGGCACAAACCATTAATAATGGTATTGATCTATCTGGCGAAGGAGGCATGGTTTGGATTAAAGAGAGATCAGCAAGTCAAAGTGACCATGCCTTACACGACACCGAAAGAGGTATAAAAAACCCAATATTTGCTAATCATACAGTCGCAGAAAACACCTATTATGCAAGCAATAATCTGGGTATTACGGCTTTTAATAGTGACGGATTTACTGTTGCATCTGGTGTAAACATGAATGATGCAGGTGATACAGCAGTCTCATGGACATTTCGCAAAGCCGAAAAATTTTTTGATGTTCAGACATGGACTGGAAACGGAGCTACTACTCAAATATCCCATAGTTTAGGTTCTACGCCAGGCTTTTGGCTTTTTAAGCGTACTGATGCTACAGGACAGTGGTGGACTGGTCATTACGATGGCACAACTACACGTTTATTACAATTAGAAAGTACTACAGACGCTAGCACTTCACCTCACCTTGCTTGGGGTGACTTTCCTAATAACTCAACCGTAATACCACCTACATCTACTTATGTTACATTTTCAGAGTACTTGAATGTAAGTGGTGCTTCTTTTGTTGGATATTTCTGGGCAAGTCACAATAATGACGGTGAGTTCGGCCCTGATAGTGACCAAGATATTATTAAGTGTGGGAGTTACACTGGTAATGGTTCTACTACTGGTCCTGTAATTGACTTAGGGTTTGAGCCTCAGTGGTTGATGATTAAAAGAACAGACACTGGTGGCGCTGGTTATAACTGGTTTATTTTTGATGCAATGAGGGGTATGCCTGTTGGTGGAGCAGATCAATACCTTTCTGCCAATTTGACAGATGCAGAGGCTGGAAGTAGCGAAAGGTTTAAGATTACCCCTACTGGCTTTCAGCTTGCTTCAACAAGTGGCAGTTTCAACGCATCTGGCGGCAACTACATCTACATGGCAATTCGCAGAGGCCCACTAACTGCACCTACTGATGCGACTAATGTTTTTGCACCTGTTAATCATCCAAACGATGCAAGTGATGTTCTTGTTTCTCCCGGGTTCACAACTGACATGGTGCTTACAACAAAAAGAGCAGAAATATCCAATCGTTATGTCGCTACAAGGTTAACTGGAGCAAGAGTTCTTAAAACAAACGCCACCACTGCTGAGAGTGGTGACTATTCACAATACATGGAGTTCGATCATCAAAACGGAGTATTCTGGAAAGACCTTTGGGGCAATCAATCTGCAATCGACTACCATTGGAAGCGTGCACCCTCGTTTTTTGATGTGGTTTGTTGGGACGGAAATTCAACAGAACCTAGAAATCATCCGCATGGATTGACAGTAATTCCAGAAATGATTTGGCTGAAAAGACGAGATACAACAAAAGACTGGTATGTTTATCATAAAGATTTAGATGCAAGCGCCCCAGAAACAAAGTATTTAAGCTTACACACAACTCATGGAGCATACGGAGGTGGGCATTGGTATAATACAGCCCCAACTTCAACAGTTTTTACTACAAGTGATAGTCCACACACAAACGCTTCTGGAGGAAGCTACATAGCCTACCTTTTCGCTACCGTAGCAGGTGTATCCAAGGTGGGAAGCTATACTGGGTCGAATTCTGACCAAACTATTGATTGTGGCTTTGCGTCAGGTGCTAGATTTGTGCTTATAAAATGTACAACTGACACTCAAAATTGGGCGCTTTGGGATGCAACTAGAGGGATCGTATCAGGTAATGAACCTTATTTAGTTTTAGATAGAAGTGATGCTGAAATTACTGGTCAGGATCGTCTTGATCCTCACAGTAGTGGCTTTACCGTAGCCGGTAATTTTACTACTGGTAATGCTGCTGGTCAATCATACATCTTCTACGCAATCGCATAACAAATCAACTGACGAAAGGAGTATCAACTGATGTCAGAATACAGAGAACGAACAACAGGCGAAGTTAAGAGCCAAGGCGAATGGCGAGCAGCCTTTCCGAATATGTCTTTGCCAAGGGTCTGGGGCGCTAACGTGTGCGATAGTATGAATATAGACCCAGTGTTAGCAAGCCCAGCCGCTACGACAACAGCATATCAAACATCTGCTCGTGATGGCGTTGAGCAAAACGCTAACGGTGATTGGGTTGAGAAGTATACAGCAGCAAACATGTTCTCTGACACTACGGATGAGGATGGCGTAACGACTACCAAGGCAGAGCATGAGGCTGCGTATCAGGCAACGCTAGATGCAAGGACAGCCGAAGGTTATAGAACTAAACGCAACAAGCTATTGGCTGATACCGATTGGACACAAATGAACGACAGCCCACTAAGCAACGAGAACAAGACGGCTTGGGCGACCTACAGAAACGAGCTTAGAAATTTGCCGGATGATGACGCGTGGCCGAATTTGTCGGATGAGGACTGGCCGGTTCAACCTTAAGGAGTAAGCAATGCTCGGCTTTGGCCCTATAGCAAGCGCCGCATTAGCGGACGACGTTGGAGTTCAAGAATATCAACTGACGCTCGACGCTGGTAGCTTTGCTCTCACGTTTCAAGATATTGACGTTGATAGTAGCGCAAGCTTTGGCGCTGGCGGTTTTACGCTAACCGGGCAAGACATTGCGTTCAATCATGGTATCGCGCTCGACAGCGGATCATTCGCACTCACCGGGCAAACTTTAGACTTTGTTAATGCTTACGTTCTAACAGCTCCCCAGCTAAC